ACGAATAAATCAAAATGGTAAAAGAACAGATATAGTTTTAGTATACGCCAGAAAATACATAACAACCTATAACAAACGGAGCGCAGTTCATCCCTTGACTGAAGCCAAGGGTATCCCTGCGTCAAGAAGATGAATAAAATATCACCAATTGAAGCAAGGAAAGCTCTTATTGCACGAGAACAGGTTTTATCCAATCTCGTGGATGATCTTATGTCATATCAACAAGACTTGCTTTTTGAAACCAATCCTCTTTCATTCGTGCTTGGCGATCGGCGCGTTGGAAAATCTCGAACACTTGCAACACTTTTGTATTGGACAGCCCTCCAATATCCAAACACGGACAGTCTCTATCTTGGGCTAACAAGGCATACAACGCAACAGATTATGTTGCGTCCAATGAATGAGATCAAGACAAAGCACAAGCTGAAAGCGACATATAATTACGAACGCAATATGATTGAAATGTCCAATGGTAGCAAGATATTCTTCCGAGGTGCGGACGCGAATGAATATGAGCTATCAAAAGTTCTTGGATCAAAACTCCAATTAGCATTGTTTGATGAGGCACCACACTATCAGCGCGTAAATACATATGACGCTGTATATTCGAAAGTCCTTCCGGCATCATCCGATAGCGAAGGCGCTCGCGTTGTGCTTGCTGGCACGTGTTCCGATATTCATCGTGGGCTTTGCTTCGATGTATCAACAGGCTCTGCAACTTGCACAGGACAACCAATCAAAGGTTGGTCTTATTATGAGTGGTCTTGGAGACAGAATACGATCAAGCTCAAAGAGCTCACAAGGATGCACGATAAGATGATTGAGGATAATCCTCTCATCATTCACACACCTAATTATCTCCGTGATTGGTGCCATCAATGGGTGATCGAAGATACGGCAAAGATATATCGTTTTGATCCGTTGCTCAATACAATTGCAGCACTACCAGACGATCCAAAGAAATATGTCTATATTCTTGGAATTGATCTTGGTTGGACTGCATTCACAACTTTTACTGTTGTTGCGTGGTCTCCGCACGATCCTGTGCTTTATGTTGTCGAATGTTCTCGCTTCCAATCCTTCACAGCAGATGATGCTTCTGCAATGGCGGAAAAGCTACATACCAAATATCAGTTCATAGAACTCGTTGTGGATGATGGTGGAGGTGGCAAGCAAGTATCAGAAACGATGAAAGGTCGCTACCCAAGATTACCGTGGCGGTCTGCTGAAAAAACAGCCAAGCGCTCCAACATAGAATTCATGAACTCTGATTTTCTAACTGGCAAGATCAAGCTCTTACCCAACACCAAGCCATTGCAAGAAGAATACAAAACTCTCATATGGGATCACACATTGAAGCTTGCTGGCAAGTTTGAGCCGGATAAGAGATTTTCCAAAGACTGTTCCGATGGGGCTCTCTACGCATTTCGTCATTCTCGACATTATGCGAACACAACCCCTGAACCACCAAAGCCACAATTTGGAACACAAGATTATGAAGAGGCACGAATCAACGCAATCATAGACCAGAACACAAGAGAATATGAAAAAACAAGAGATCAACGTTATAAGTTTCTTGGAAAGCCAATGATAGATAATACCTATGCACTTGGTAGCAATTATTCTGTATTCAAAGGAAGGAAATACTAATGTCAAGAAAGAGCACACCATCGCCATCAAAACAATTACCAACCAAGCCAATTGAAACCGGCAAGCGCACCGAGCGTAAGCTTTCACAATATGAAGGTGAGAAATGGCTTGACGAACAATTATTCAAACGATCAGAAAATCCAAATCTATCCAAAGAACGCGATGAACGAAAATATCGCTTATGTCCTATATGTTCGACTTATTCCGCTTCAATGACAATCGAACGATCCGAAGTTATGGGCAAGCCTCTTTCTCTTCTTCGCCAAGAGTTTCGATCTGAAATGCCATTCGATGAACGCTATAAGTATGTCGTCTGTTGCACGGATTGTGCTCCCCTTCTCGTGAAGATTGATACACAGAAAGGGCACCGATAATGCCAGCAAAGAAAACACTGTCGGTCGCTGATATTGAGCAATTGGTCAAAATTGCTCGTGCTGGTGATCTAAAAACACTAACCTTTGGCGATCTCAAAATTGAACTAAATCCCAAAGACGAAAAAAAACCTATTCATCAGAAATCAGCAATTGAAGCAATGTCAATCTTCCAGAATATGACACCTGAACAAAGAGACGAGCAACTTCGCCTAAAATAAGGATTAGATGAGAAAACGCAATGGTATCACAACCGCAGGCAATAAAGAGACTGTTGTCTATGGCACAAAGGAACCGACAACGCGATCGAAACAGCGATGGTTTCGCGCGTCCAGAGAAGAAGTATCAGATGCTCTTTTTAGCCACGCTCGCAATATCAAAGATAGGCAGATCAAGTATCGTGTCAATCTAAAAGAGTATGAAATCCTTTACGGCAACTTTGCCGGTATGTATCTAACAGCAGATCATACAACAATGCCATTCATCCCATCACAAGCAATATCGCTCAATGTTATCAAGTCTGCTATTGACACTTGGGCTTCTCGCATTGCTAAAAATCCACCAAAAGCAACCGTCCTGCCATCATCGGGCGATGATCGTCTAATCAAAAAAGCAACGAAGCTAACAGATTTTCTTGTAGGTGCTGCTGAGATGGCTAACCTCGCACCAAAGCGAGAAAAGTCAGTTCTAAACGCAGGCATTCACGGCTCTTCTTATATTCTGCATTACACCGAGGATAATAGGCTAAAAGCCCGCGTTATCAAGGCAGATGAGGCACTCATTGAATTTACGGATAGCCTATATGATGATGACGAACAATTAGAATGGGGCTATGAACATTTATACGACAAAGACGAAGTAATTGATCGCTATCCTGATTTTGCCAATGAGATTGAGAATGCTTCCCGCACGTGGATTGGAGAGCAAACATATCTTGCCGATATGAATAAAGTATGTGTTGTTGAACGATGGCGCAGAAACACTTTTCCCGGCTCTAATAATGGTGTTCATCGCAAAGTCATTCGTGGTGCTTGTCTTGAATATAATGATTATCACCAAGACCTTCTTCCAATTGAGTATGACTTTTTCACTCCACCAACTTCGGGACCTTTCGGTTCCGGCATTGCACAAGCATTGCTTGGTAAGCAATTCCAAATCACATACATAATGGAAAGCATCTGTCGTGCAATTCACGAATATGGCGTTCCAAGGATTTTTATTCCAAAATCTTCTGGTCTATCTCCTAATTCAATATCAGACGAAATCTCAATCCATCTTGTCAATTCTACGGATGGCATTCAATTCTCTGTTCCGCAACCCATTGCCAATGGCGTTTTCGAATATCTCCAATGGATATATCAGTCTTCTTTCGCTGATATTGGTCTTTCTCAAATGAGCACACAATCTATCAAGCCTCCCGGGATTGTGGCTAATTCTGCTTTGCAAACTCTCAATGAACGGGAAAGCGAGCGATTTGCTCTTGATAGTCTTCGTTTTGAGCGTGCAAGACTTCGTGGAGCCAAAATCCAATTACTTCTTGCAACCGATCTATATGAGAAGAAACAGAATCTATCCGTCAAAGCACCGGGTTGGGCTTATGTTCAAGACATCAATTGGAAGGATGCTTCTCTTGATGAAGACCTATATACGCTCAAAATGTATCCAACATCAATTCTTTCTGATGATCCTGCTGAACGCTTACAACAGATAATTGACCTTGGCAATTCAAAGATGATGCCTCCCGATGTTGTTATCGCACAATCGCAAATGCCAATTCTTCGTGATTGGCAAGAAGAAATGTGTGCGTCTCGTGATAACATCAATATGTGTCTATCTATGATCCAAGATGGCAAGAAATATATTGCACCTGATATAATAGCAGATGTTGATCTTGCAGTATCAAAAGCACAATCTGCCGTGCTTCGTGCTGAATATAACGAAGCTCCTGATAGCGTAATTCAAGATCTGCGCCGATGGCTCAAAGAGGCATTGCAAAACCAGGCATTGAAACAACAACAGGCACAAGCGCAACAACAAGCACAGCAACCACAACCACAGCAACCACAACCACAGCAACCACAACCACAGCAAGGACAACAATGACAATCGTAAATTATGGCAAGTATCGTATCAAGATTATTGATGATGACAAAGTAAAGCAAAAATCATCATCAATGACGGACGCTATCGTTAGGGAATATGGTGGAGAGATATCGGGAACGGTTGTTCTGAAAGCTCCAAAGTATGACTATCTAAATCAAGAAAGGGAAGCGGACGATATATCAGCAATCTCAACTTTACCACCTGACCAACAAGATACAGCATTCGTCCTTCCGCCATCTGCATATGAAGTAATCCGAGCAAGAGAGATTGCACAAGAGAATAGAGATAGAGCAGCAGCAGAGGCAATCGCAAATAGTAAGAAGAAACATACAAAAGCAAAAACCAAAGGAAAATCCAATGTCAAACGAAGCAGCAAGTCCAAGTCCAACACCAAGTCCAACACCAAGTCCAGCAACAACGCCAAACATCGCAAGTAGCAATCCCAGCACGGCGCCAGCGACCGACACACTTCCGAAGGCTCTGCAAGGGTCAATGCTTGGCATCGGCGAACGCGCGCTCAAATGGGCACAGGAGCAGAAGGCAGCGAAGGCAGCGCCAGCGAAGCCAGAAGTTGCAAAAGTTGCAAACGCGACCGAAGCCAAAGCGACGGAAGTAGCGACCGAAGCCAAAGCGACGGAAGTAGCGACCGAAGCCAAAGCGGACGCAACGGAAGCGACAACGGAAGCCAAAACAGAGGAAGTTGCGGACAAGCCATTAGCAGAGGAAAAGATTTCTGAAAATGATTATGCAAAGAGAATGGCAAAGCTTACCAACGCTTCCAAAAAACTTGCACAAGAGAAACAAGCCTTCGCAAAGGAACGCGAAAGACTAACATATCTCGAAAATATAATGACCAAAGCACAAGCAGGCGCAAAGGAAGACCCTGTTGGCTTTGTCCAACGCAATCTTGGTATTACTCCCGAAGAATATACGCACGCTTGGCTAAAATCACAAGGATATTCCAGTAAGCAGATACAAGAAGCAAAGGAGCAAGGGCTTACACAAGAGCAAATCCGAGCCATTGCGAAGGAAGAAGTTTCGCGCTCGTCAAAAGAATATGAAGAACGCGCTACTAATCAGCAAGCATTAGATTACAGGAATAACGTGCTAACTCCATTACTTGCAGACAAAACCAAGTTTCCTCTAATTCAACACGAGTTAGGGACAGAGGCACCACAACGCCTCTATGACACAATGTTAGACCGTTGGCATAAAGCATCTGCTTTACCAGAGGATTACAAATCTCCCGAAGGACTAACAAAAGCACAGCTCATTGAACAAGCCAGAGATCATAATTTTATGGCTAATCTCATTGAGAAACACTTCCGCCAAAAGGCAGAAGAATATAACAAACTTCTTGCTGGTCAGACTACCAGCAATGATACCAAAGCAAAACCAACAGTGGCTTCCCAAGCGAAAAACAATGAAGCCTCAACAGTCGCAACATCTAACACCCCTTTTTGGCAACCGCGGAAAATGACATATACCGCAACACCAAAGAAATAACATATAAGGAATTACAATGGTATCATCAGACCTATTAGCATCATTAGACTTCGCATATAACCAAATGGTAAGGGACGTTCCCATACCTGAACTAACATATGATGACAAAGAGCATCTTGCATTATTTCCAACTTGGACGGGTTGGAGAGGTGCAGGCGGTTCAGCAGATGCCAGCACAGCCGGTAAGCGTGGATGGCACGCACCGATGGCAATTGGTGGGCACCCTGCTGTCTCTTGCGTTCTCAAAACATCCAATCTAATTGCTTCAACAGCTTCTTCACTCGTCAATGGCTTTGAGATTTTCTCATCTTGTCTATTCGGTTCAATCCAATTAGACAATGAGTCAGTTGAGCGATCCGCTGGCGATGGCGCTGTCATCGAACTAAAAACCTTTGAAATCAAGTCAATTCTCCGAACAATGGCGAATGTGCTTTATCAACATTCATTCCGTGATGGTTCAGGCACAATTGGACAAGTATCAACTTCGTCTTCTGCTTCTGCAACATCATTCACTCTCGTCAATCCAAGCGATGCAACTCTATTCGAAATTGGCGATCGTATCGTATCTTGTGCAACAACTAACGGAACTGACCGTGCTCTAAACTCATATGGGCAAGGTGCAATCGTTGGAGCGCTAAATCGTGATACCGGCGTTATCTCATTCAAGAATCCGCTAACAGGCGCTCTTGTTGCAAATAACGACGCAACTTATGGTATCCCTGCCCTTGTGGTTGGAGACTATCTCGCACGACAAGACACACGAAACAAAGTCATCAAGGGCTTTTCTTTTTACTGTCCAGCAACCGCACCTGTCAATGGTGATAACTGCTGGGGTCTTGATCGCTCACAAGACGTCACGCGTCTTTCAGGAACACGCTATGACGGAACTTCTGATACTCCACTTGAAGCCGTTGTTCGTGCAGGCAATAAACTTGCTAAAAACAATGGTATGGCAAATACCGGCATCGTTGATTATTCCAAATTCAGCGATATGGTGCTTGAACTATCTTCACGCGGTATGGTCAATTTCCTTGAAGTAAAAGCAGATAGTGCCCCTGGCTTCTCTTTTACGGGACTAAAAGTCTATACCGGTTGTGGCGATGTCAATGTCATTCCAAGCCACGGTTGTCCAACAACGCAAGGTGAATTACTTGATCCAACAGAGTGGATTCTCGCTTCTGTCAATGATCTAATTCACACGGGCGGTGGAAAAGATACCGCAAGCGGTTTCTTGCGTATCACTGACAATGATGTCATCGCAGGTTATTGGGTAAGCTATTCACAGCTTGTTCCAACTAATCCACAGAATATGTGCAATATTCTCTTCCCAGCATCATAATATCTTATCTTGAAATTGCTAACCGGTTGTAGTAGGTGCAACCGGTTAGCAGTTTGCTTCCTATCTATATTTTTGTATCTAATCAATGGAATTGTTTCACGAGGGACAACATTGGATTTTCCGTGTTGCTCGCCCGCTTGGCAATTCAGAAAAGGAAAATCAATGTCATCATTTTCGTCAGCATTCATAAAACATCTCAATACAAATGTAGTTGTGGTCGACGGCTATGTAGCATTAGATAGCTTATCTAATGTTGTTGGTTTATATCCAACAGCAACCGCTGCACAAGCATTGTCGGGTCCTTATAGTTATATGAACGGCGCAAGCCACACCGTGCCTGTTCATACTTCAACAGGATTATATACGTTTGAGCTTGACAATTCAATTACTGCAACTGCTCTATTATCTGCAAAAGTTGCATTATCCGATCAAGGCGCGAATGTCCAAGTTATACCAAGTGTTATGGCGAATGTGCTTGGTTCAACTTCAAGCGATCTAACAACTCTTTATCCTGGCACCGATCCAATTGTTGCTATCAAAACCATTCTTATTCGTTTCAGACATCCAACAACTGGTGCTCTAACCGATCCACAAGCTCACAGTGGGTTTTGGATTTCGCTAACATTGAAGCAGAGCAGAGTTCGCGGATGATCCCTCATTATTCAGCGGATAATGTTGTAAGGTCTGCAACGCTAGCAGTTCAAGCAGTAATGCTTTTACGCCACAATTCTTCACAAGGCAATATATGAAACACGATGATCTTTCTGCTCTAAACTCCGATCTTGATCCAACAGCACACGAAGAAGATAGTGAGCCTGATACCAAAGATGGCTTGCTTGCTGCTTCAAAAGCACTTATTGACGCAATCAAAACAGGCGATGCACAAGCCGTTGCAGATGCTCTAACTTCTGCAATGTCTCTTTGCGATCCTGATGATGGCGAAGAAGACGATAAGATGCCAATGCCAGAAGACGACCACAAAGGTAAAGGACTTCTAATAATTGCCTCTCCCAAGAAAGGCTAAAATTGTCTGGAACAAATACATTAGCAAGCCTTCGCACTCTTGTTGCAAGTCAAATCGACCGCAACAACATCACGGCTACATCTTTCATATCTACCAGCGATCTCAATTCATATATCAATTTTGAAAATGCTTCGCTTTACGGAACGATAACAAGTTCGTATCAAGATTGGAATGTGAATCAAGTTCAATTTACAATATCCAATGGTAATACGATTGATCTTCGTCTTGGCATTGCTCCTGATTTTTGGATACTTCGCCAATTGCAGGTAGCAAATGCCAATCCTCAACCACCTTGGATCAAAGTCCCAAGGCTCAATTCCAGAGATTATCAAGAATACTTTGGAACCGCAACCTATCCTTATACCAACCAAAGAGCAGTTGCATATAATTTATGGGGAAGTCTTTTAGAGATTACTCCCATATCAGTTGCAACAAACACATATAATATCTCCTATGTTCCTGATGTGCCTCAACTTGTCAATGATACTGATAGCATCGATGGCTACTGGCTTTCTATTGGGGGTTGGCACGAATGTATCGTTTTTGGTGCAGCGTCAAGAGCCTTTCTCAAAGAAGAAAACTATGATGGTGCGCAAGCTATGATCCAAATGCGCGATAAAGCAATGGCAAGAGTAATGGCACAATGCGCACCAAGAGACGACGGCGAAGCCTATCGCGTTGTGCATAAGCGAAGAGGACGCGGGGGGCATAACGGATGGTAGCGCCATTTGTCAAAATCAAATCGCAAACTCCCGATCTTGATGAAGTGCAACTCAATATAGAGAAGTTTTCCAAGCAATTGATAAATCGTCCTCTTGTTGAAACGAACTTTATTTCTCTCGTCAATCTCAATTCAGGAGATAATCTTGTTGCGCACGGATTAGGACGCAAACTTATAACTTGCTTTATTGGTATTCCAACAACAAGCACACAGGCATATATCTATCAGAAAAACACTTTCAATGGGCAGACCGTGGATAAGACACAATATGTCTGTTTGAATGCATCTGCCCCGGTAGTGGTTGATATAATGGTATTATAGGAGACAATGACTAACACAATTCAAACACCATATCTTGGCATTACCATTAGCAATAATCTCCAAGACCCGTTTCCGGTTTGGGGTCTGAATACTCAAAATGCACTGTTAGCTTTTGATAGGCTGTTAGGTAATGGTGTTGCAACTGGAATTATAATTCCAACGTCATCTATTCTTATCAATGCTGATCTATCCTTTGGCAATTACAACATAACGAATGTTAGAGCCTTACGTTTACAAAATCTAACTTCGGTTCCTTCTTTGGGAAGCGATGTTTGTGAATTAGTAGCAGTAGGAAATGATGGCTATTGGATCAATGGTTTAGGCACAGCCGTTCGTATCACGGAAGGATCAAGTATCGTTCCTGGTGCCGAACAATATCAAGCCAAGCTATCCGTTTCTGGGAACTATACAATTCTCACAAGCGATCCATATGGCTGGTATGATGTCAATACAACAAGTGTTGCATCAACAATCAATCTACCATCTAATAGCGCTCTAAATGCCGGACGTAGATACAAGTTTTCAGACTTCAATGGGAATAGCGAAACCAATAGTATTACATTGATTCCAAATGGGACAGACACAATCAATGGATCCAATAGCAATGTTGTCTTCCAGCATAATTATGGTGATTGTAGTCTTGTTGCTGATGGTGCTGGACACTGGTCATTTACACAATCTGGTGAAAGTTTCATTAGGCAAAATAAAATCGTGTTTTCGGCAGGAACGACAATCCAAGCAACCGGAATAACTCAGGCTCCCGCAAGTGGTGCCGGATCATCATTCACAATATCTGCTCAAAGTGCTGCTGGTAGCAATAATACTGGTGGAAGCATTACAATTGCATCCGGTGCTAAAACAGGGAGCGGATATGATGGCTATATCTACTTTCAAGCTGGGAATACAGTCGAGGCTTTTATTCTTTCCACGGATGCTACAAGTGCAGGTGGATTAGGAATAGGTTCAACTCCTGGAACAGATCCGACAATATCACGAGGAACTGGTATTCCATCTACAACTCAACCTAATGGTAGCCTATTCTTACGAACCGACGGCACGAATGCTTCCGCAATCTATGTTAGGGAAAGCGGAGTATGGTCCGCAATAGCGCCAGGGTTATCTGCGCCTGTTGTTGCCGGTGTTCGAACTATAACAGGATCATACACAGTAGATAATTCTGGCAATGATTACCTAATCTATCTCAATTCTTCTTCTGCATTCAATCTAACATTACCGGCACCAACACTCGGAAGAGTGATTGTTGTAAAGGATGTTTCAGGAGCATTAGAAACAAATCCTTGCACGCTTGTTAGACACGGAAGTGAGAATATCGAAGGACTTGCAGCAAGCAGAGTTCTTCAAACGAATTTTGGTTCATACACAATAACTTCCAGCGATGGTAGTAATTGGCAGCTCTTATCCTAAAAGGAAACAATGTCAGGTTTTAGCAAAGTAGTTTTCACGGCAAGTAGCACTCAATGGACGGCACCCGCCGGTATCACCGAAGCACTACTAATTGGCTATGGTGGCGGAGGAGGTGGTGGTGGTGGTGGTTCTGGCTCAGGCACTACTACTCAAAACGGTGGCGGTGGTGCGGGCGGTGGTGGATCTATCCAATCATCTGTTTATATAACCGTGGTTCCAGGAACAACTTATACAGTTGCAATCGGTGCGGGTGGTGCAGGTGGGGCTGCTGGTAATAACTCTGGTAGTGCAGGTGGCAATAGCACTTTTGGTTCATTAGCAACATTCTATGGTGCTTCGGGTGGACAACCAGGTGGCTTCTCTGGTAGTTATGGTGGAGCTCCTTTTACCGATGGCTATCAAGGTGGAAGCAACGTCAGTTGTTATTCTGCCAGTCCAAGTGTTGGCACTGCACCTACTTATACTTTATTTGCTGCTGGTGGCAATAACCCAGGAGCTAACGGCACTAGCAATGGTGTTGCTGGTAATAACGGCAATGCCAATATCGTTGGTCAAGGTTCAGGTGGTGTAGCCGGAACAGTTGGAACCAAAACTACTAATTCGGGTGGTTGTTCTGGCTCAGGTGGTGGTGCAGGTCCGGGTGGCAGTGGGGGAGCGGGTGGCAATGGTGGCAACGGCGTAGCGTCCGGTACTGCTGGTTCAGGGAGCGTTGGTGGCTCTGCTGCTGCTAATTCAGGGGCAGGTGGTGGAGGAGGCGGTCAAGGTGGCAACGGCACTACTGCTGGCACCGGTGGCAATGGTGGCTCAGGTGGTTCAGGACAGATCACATTGATTATGATTGGAGGCTAATGCCATATCAGTTATATCCGATTCCACTTGGCGTAGGGGTTGATACAAAAAGCGATCCTTTTCAATTACCAGCAAATAAGCTCTATGATTTGCAAAATGGTATCTTCACTAAAACTGGACGTGTAGATAAACGCTGGGGAACAAAGAAACTCGGTCAAGGCATTGTTGGCTCTACTTCAACTATATCTTCCGCTTTTGCTCTCAATGCATTTGAAGAAGAAATGCTTCTGTTCGACAATACTTATGCTTATTCATATTCACAATCTACGGATCAATGGCTAAATCGAGGAACCGCAAGATCGGTTATTGTGTCGGGCGAAGGAATCGTAGCGAACAACAACCAGCAACTTTCACCTGATTTTGCCTCACTCAACGGAATAGAGGTATATGCTTGGGAGGATACCAGAGGATCGCTTCGCTATTCTGTTTTAGACGCAACGGTTGGAAATATAATTCTCAATGACAGTATTCTTTACACTAATTGCCCTTCTGCCAATGTCAGACCAAAGACGCTTCCTTTTGGAAATCAAATTGTCATTCTCTTTGTGAATGCAAGCGGACAACTTCTTTTTACTACGGTCAATCCAAGCAATCCAAGCCAAGTTCCGACTTATGTAAATATTCTCTTGAATGGTCTTTCCGATCCTGCTTACTATGATGCTGCTGTTATTGCTGGTAGTCTGTATATCGCATTTTATACGAGCACAACAGTTCAGTTGGTCCAAGTCAATTCGTCAATGCAAATCGCTCAACAAGTCCAGGTCTCTACAATTGGAGCCTCACCCATTGGCTGTATCAATGTTGGTAGTGATCTTTCTAACAATGTGTATGTTTCCTTTTCGGACGCTAACAACAACGATCAGGCTAAAACCGCAATCTATACTTCTTCGCTATCTTCTCTTGTTGCTGCGACAACTACCATCAGTCAATCAACGGGAGTTCTAACAGCGATCGTATCAATCAATGGTAATATTTATGCCGAGGCAATGGGCAACGTAGTTGGTGGTGTGTATAATAATGTTATCTATCAGAACACGATCTCAACATCTGGAACCGTTGGCACAACAAGCGTTTTCAAAAGAGCATTAGGATTGGCATCCAAGCCATTCTATTATAACAATACCATTCTGCTCAATGTTGTCTTTCAATCTGCTCTTCAACCAACATATTTCACTCTTGACCAATACGGCAATACGATAGCAAAGATGCTTCCAAGTCTATCGGGTGGAGTTATACAAAACTCCGATTATATTCTTCCTGAATGTCAATCAATATCAGCAGGGATATTCAAATTTGCCAATCTCGAATATGGTGTTCCAATATCCGAGCTTGGAACTGTTTTTGGTCTTCTTGGAGTGCATTCTACAAAGCTTGACTTTTTCGATAGCAATCAATTCCTTTCTGCAACATTCAATAACTCCCTTTATACCGTTGGCGGTATTCTTCTTCAATATGATGGCAGCAAGTTTTTCGAATGTGGTTTTCATCAATATCCCGAAGGCGCAAGCGTTTCAACTTCTGGCACTGGTGGCAATCTTGGAACTGGGACCTATGATTGGATCATCACATATGAGAGCGCTGACAATAATGCAGACACTGCCATAAGCACACCATCAATTTCGATCTCTACTGCTTTCAATTCAGGAACAACGAATCAAGCAACAATCACCGCACCAATGCTTCGCTTGACAGGTAAAACCAATGTCAAGGTTGTTTTTTATCGGACGATTGCGAACGGCACCTTATTCTATCGCGATAGCTCGGCTCTTCTTCCGAAGTATAATGATCCAACGCAAGATAGCATTACATTCACAAGCACACAATCCGATGCTTCTTTACAATCTAATGCTCTTTTATATACGCAACCGGATGTTGTTGGAGCGCCAACAACCCTTGAAAATGTTGCACCTCCTTCGGTCCGTCTGATCACATCATATGCAAGTCGCCTTTTCGTTGTTTCCAATGAAATGCCTAATCGCATTCAATACACACAACAAATCATTCCAAATACACCGGCACAGTTTTGCGCCGAGCTAACGATTGATATCGATCCTCGCGTTGGAGTAATTACGGCTCTTGGCGTTCTTGGACAATGTCTAATTATCTTTTGCCAGAATGGTATATTCTATCTTCAAGGGCAAGGTCCAGACGCAAATGGACAAAACTCCGACTTTGGCGATCCTACGCAAATACCATCGGATGTCGGTTGCTACAATCAAAACTCAATTGCCTCAATCCCACAAGGAATGTTTTTTCAAGCTCCGAACGGAGGTATATATCTTTTGGATCAAGGACACAATGTTTCATTGAAGGGAGCACCAGCAATTGGCTTCTGGGGATCATCCTTTGTTCCTGTCAAATCCGCAACCGTTGTTCCTCCGCAATGGGTAATCTTCCAAACAACTTCAACCGATATCGCAATCGTCTATGATTACTTTTATGATACTTGGAAAAAATTCACGAATCATACCGCAATCGATAGCGATATTTATCTTGGTAATAACAATCTATTCGTCTTTGCCAATCCAAATGGCAGCGTTCATATTCAACAGACATCTACTTATAACGACAATGGCGCGTTCTATCCGTTATCTCTAACAACGGCTTGGATCACACCTTCCGTTATCAATGGGTATATGCGTGTCTGCAAAGCATATCTCCTTGGTTCCTATTTCTCTACTCATAATCTTTCTTGTGCGATTGGTTTCGATTATGAAACATCCTTCAAAGATTATGAGAGTGTGATTGTTGATACGGCACTTGGAACGGGACCAACAACCAATTACGGAACTGCCACTACCTATGGCGCCGATCCTTATTTTGGTGGCGGATACTATGGCGATAGTGTCTATAACTTCTGTTTTGATATTGATACCAAATGTACTGCCGTGCGTTTTCAATTTTCAGACAATGAGCAATCACCCGGTCAAGCAATGTCCTTATCGGTTTTGACATTGGAAATTCAATTGAAGGATAAGGGTAATCGTCTTCCGAGTAGAAAACGATTTAGCAGGCTATAAAAGTACATAATTACAAGGAACAAATATGCCACAAATGAATAGCGGAGCAAAACCAAGCTACAACGTAGATCAATTGAACCCTAATGGCTCTACCACAACAGGAACTATCAATCCAGCCACTGGGCAGATCACTAACCCTACTACTACTGGTGGTTCTACTCAAATGCCTGTTCCAACCCAAACATTTGATAATGGCATTCCGCAAGGCACGGGCGGAGCGGGACAAAATCCAGGTCTTTTAGGTCTTGGTATATATCAAGCCAATAATCTTCCAATCAATGCCAACGGAGAACTAACAGGAACGACGGGCGGTGCTAATGCTGTTCTTGGTGGTACTAATGATGGCAACTTTGGTCTAAATCAGATTTGGAATGGTATCAATAATAACCTTCAAGTTATTCCGCAAGGCAATGCTAATGCAAATGCTGCACAAGGAAATTATCAACAAGTTGCACAGGTAAATCCAGCAACAGGACAAGCAATCACAGGCACAGCACAGAACGGCAACTCTATCAATGGGCAAGCTATAACGGGCAATGCAGCATCGATGCAAGCAGCGCAAGGGCAAGCAGCGTCCGCACAATTGGCAACCGCACAAGCAGCGCAAGCACAGGCAGCGCAAGCAAGAGCAGCACAAATGCAAGCAGCGCAAAGTGGTTATGCACAAACCAACGGTGCTACAATTGCCAATCCAACAGTCTTTCAAAACGACCAACAACAAAATATTCAACAATTACAAAATGTTGTCAATGGCACGGCACCATCGGTTGCAGGTATTCAATTACAACAAGGAGAACAACAACAAGTTGCAAATCAACTTGCTCAAATTGGCTCTCAAAGAGGTGCAGCTAATACAGCACTTGCTCAAAGACAAGCAGCAGAACAAGCAGCATCGGCGCAACAAAATCTTGCTGCAAATCAAAGCCTTGCGAGACAACAAGAAGTAAATACCGCAGAGAATACGGTTGGCAATGTTGCTGGCACAGCCAATAGTCAATTGCAAAATCTCAATATCACCCAAGCGCAACTCAATCAAAATACAAATAATCTCAATGCAAATCTTGCACAAGGCGCCTTATTGCAAAACTCTGCACAAGCGCAACAGGCTGCAACGACAAATGCAAATAATTCTAATGCAGTGGCATTGGCTAATATGCAAAACGCTAATTCGATGATTAGCCAGAACAGCCAGCAACAACAAGCAACCAATGTATTGAATGCGAACAATGCGAACACTAACAATCAATTCAATGCCAATCTTTCGCAAAATATGGCTACTACGAATGTCAATAATCAACAAGCAGCCAATACAACGAATGCTGGTCTCACACAAGGAATGAACCTTGCTAATCTTACCGCTCAAAACAATATGGCAAGTCAGAATGCGACGGCAGCCAATACAACCAATATAGCCAATCTTGGCTATAACAACCAAATGATTACGAACAATATGAATGCTCAAAATCAGTTTGGTATGCAAAATCTCAATAATCAACAAGCAGCGGATGTCTATAATGCTAGTGCGATGAATACGATGACGAACAATAACATCGCAAATCAGCAACAAAGCGATCTCGCCAATCAACAGATGACATTACAAAACGCCACTCTCAATGCCGATCAAACCGATGCTCTTCTTGGTGCTGAAACCGGTATATCAGAAAGCAATCGCGCTGCTGATCTATCTGCGGAACAATTAGCCGTGCAGCAAAATCTTGGTAATAACCAGATCAATGCCAATGCATATGCAAATGCTGCGAGTAATAATACTAATCTTGTTGGTTCCTTTATGTCGGCGGTTGGTGCTGGTACTGGATATGGTCTCAATTCACTCAATTCTAATCCTTATGCTGGACAGAACCCAGCAACAGGAGGTTCTTTCTCTAATGGTGGTGGAACCTTCAATAGTTCAGGAGGCACCGTTGTAAATGGTCCCGGACAATTCACAGGTAATACAAGTTCAACTCCCGGCAATTATCCCGATGATAGTGGTGATGACACTTCATCCGATGAAAATCTAAAAACAGGTATTGAGGGTGGCAATCCGATGCTTCAATCATTTTTAGATAATCTCAAAGAAGATGATTCCAGCCTACAAAGCTCAAATTCTTCTTCTTCGCCCATTACTCAATCAAGCGCACCTCAAACAACAACCAAAGTAGTCGGAACTCCCGGACAAGCTAACACGGATGGCAGTCTTGGAGCAAAACTTGGAGGTGCTGGTGGTGCTGCTGCTGGCGCTGCTGGTGGTGCTGCTCTTGGAACTCTAATCTTTCCAGGTGTAGGCACTGCAATTGGTGGTGTTTTAGGTGGAGTAGTAGGCGGTTTGGCTGGCTCGACGGCAGGTAATGCAGTGGATTCCACTACTGGTTCCAAAGGCAATCAACGTTTGGTTAGAACTACCACAACACCAATTGATGATAATGTCCAAGTTCAATCGGACGCACCATCTTGGCAACTGTCCGACGATAGAGAAAAAGAAGCTATCTCTTCTGGCTCCAAAGGTATTCAATCGTTCCTTCAACAAGCCAATCAACAAACCAACGCAAATAATTCCGGCAATTCCAGTCCTTTCCAACAACAAGGATATAACCCGCAATCGCAAAACCAAGCAGATAGACCAATGCCAACAAGTATGCCTATTCCGTATGGTCAAAATCGCTATAATAATTCAAGTCCAACCTTTGGCGGAACCAATTCGTCTGGTGGTGTCCAACAAGGAAGCGTTTTTGGTGGCGGTATAACGAATGCTGGTGGTTTTACTCCCGGAGGTTATACACAGGCACAAGCACAACAAACTAATGGTAATGGTGTCTTACAACCTAATCCAGCAGATATGTCCGGCAATGGTGGTATGATGGATACAGTCAATGGACAACAAAATAATATGGTTTTGCAAAGCCAAAAGCAACAATGGCTAAATCAAAACTCGCAGAATATGGCTAATCTTCCCGCTAATCAACAAGCATTATTCTCCGCTAATTCCACCACTGGAACAACACCTATGTCTCAATGGTTGTCATCAGATGAAGACAAGAAAACTGATACAAAAGAAGATTACAAAAAGCAAGCAGACTTTCTCAATAATCTTCACGCATATAATTATAGATATAAAAATCCTAATGCGCCCGGAGCTATGCCAGGTCAAAGGACTGGTGTGATGGCACAGGATATTGAAAAATCAGAAATTGGCAAGCAATTTGTAAAAGATACTCCTAACGGAAAAATGGTCGATTACAAAGGTATGCTTCCCGTAATGATGGCATCGCAGGCATATCTAAATGAACGCATCAATAAATTGGAAGGAAAGAAATCGTAATGAACCCATTAGACGTCAATAATGATTTGAATAACCCTGATTTTCCGCAAGCTACCAACGGGCAACCAGCACCAGCACAACCCCCTGGAATAGCAATTGGTAGCCAGCAGGCACCAGCAGCGATGCCTACTCCACCACCATCTAATTATAGTGGAATGACGCCACAAGAAACAGCAAACGCAAAAGCTGCTGTAATGGCACAGGTCAAAGCAGGCACTTTATCACAAGCACAAGCAGATACGGCAATCGCAGGATTACCACAGTCTTCCGTGCCAGCTTCAGCGCCTGTTCCCGCTCCCGTTGCAAAAGATGCAAAAGACCTTTTACCGCCACCAACAGCACAGCCAACAGCACAGCCAACGGCAAGCGGTCCGAGCGAAGCCGAATTAGGCTCATTTCTTCAAACTCGTCAAACGGGAGGCGTTCCCCTTTCTGCTTACAAGAAAGACCTTGATGACAAGACAAAAATCAATGCAGAGCACATCAAATCTCTTGATGAAGCAACCGCTGCACAAGAAGAAGCCAACCGCCAACGCGCCGAGCAATCTCAAACATTATTAGAAAACTCCACTATTGCACGCTTGCAGTTTGAGCACGATCAAAAAGAATTAGCCGATCGGCGCAACAAGGTTAGCAAAGATTATGATGGTATGCACTCCAAGATCAATGCTCAATTAGATGAACTTGATGCAAAAGGCCTTGACCCAAAGCGATACTTCAAAAACGCTGGAACGGCTGCTAACATTGGCAACGCTCTTACAATCGGTCTAACGCAATTTGGGCAAGGTCTTGCAAGGCGTTCAGGCAATCCAGCGTTAGATATTGTCAATAAGCAGATTGATGATGATATAGAATCACAGAAATATGATATGGATAAAGCATATAAAGTTCTATCCAAACGCGGAGAACTTGCGAACAACAAGTTCGATGCAAATCTTGCAATGATACGAGCGGAAGGCGAAAGCAAGCTCTCTGCTTGGACAGTTGCAGATAGAGATCTTGATAGACAAGCGAAACTTCTTGGCGATAACTATACCGCAAACACTGCTTTTCAGCAAATGAAACTTGGCATCCAAGAGAAGATTGCAGAAGTGAAGAAGACACAAACCGATCAGGAAATGAATTATCAAGTGAAAGCAAATCCTGTTAGATCGGTTGGACCTAATCCCGAGCAACGCAAAGCGGTTCTTGATAGAGCACAAAAGCAATTCGACGATGCCAATACGGCAGGTAAGCCAATCTCTTGGACAGAAGCATTGCAACGCGGAGCGCAACAAGGTCTTGGCATTCCAGTTGGCGGAGAACGCTCCGATATATCGCATCCACAGAAAGGCGATACAAAAACACCCATTCCAATGAAACCCGATCTTGTTCAAAGACTAACATCAATGCCAAGCCAATCAACAAATTGGTCGCCTGTTTCCCGTAATGTCCAAGGAACAGGAGAATTTGCTAACAAGCAAGAATTGGAGCAGACACAAGCTGCAATGAGAGCGCGCTTGTCCGAGTTGCGTTATTCTCCAAGAATAATTGAAAATGTTGTAAAACCGTTTTTACCACAAGCGGGAGATAGCGAAGATACATTGCGAAGAAAAGCGGTTGGTTTTGCTAATCAATTTGGTAATAATGCAATACCACAAGCAGCAGGAACCGATGGCAGCGATGGGGATAAGTAAATGCCAACATTTTATTCCCGTCAAACGGGTCAAGCAATCCCTGATTTATCGTTAGATCAAGCACAAAAAGGCATTATTGATGGCAGTATTGCTCTTGCAGCGGACGAAGCACCCGTAGCGGTCAAATCTCCAACAGGAGAAATCAAAACTCTTCCAGCAGATCAAGTCGCCAATGCTATTGCATCCGGTCAATATTCACTTGCTTCTCATCACGAGCAATTACAACACCAAGTCAATGAAGAAGAAAAAGCCAAAGGACTAACGGGCTCGCTTGTAGAAGGTGCAAGGTCTTTTGGCAATCAACTCCTTATGGGTGTTCCAGGTATTATATCGGACGCAACGCTATCACCAGAAGAAAAGGAAAAGAGAGACCTTGTTGAGCAATACCACAGCGAAGTAAGAACCGCCGGAGGTATAGCAGGTTTTGCAGGGTCAATGCTTGCAGGCGGAGAACTTGGCGCATTAGGTAAAATTGGCGAAGCAGGCAATGCAGTCAAAGACGCTATTCTTCCGGAAGAGATAGCTAATGCTGGTCTTGCGCACAGAGCTTTTGCCAAAGCTGCACAAGTCGGAACCGAAGGTGCTCTCTACTCTACTCCACAAGCAATGGCGCAACTTGCAGTTGGTGATCCAAAGCAAGCTGCAGAAAGTCTCTTATGGGGTGTTGGTGGTGGAGTTGCATTAGGTTCAGGTGAGGAACTTCTATCATCTTTGAAGTCTGGTGTTGTTGGCCTTGCGGATAAAGCTCTTTCTTCCAACCTCGTCAAAGACAAGCTAACAGACCTCAATCGCACTTCCACAGCGAATGCCATTGGAGCACAGCGCCGAAACACAAACAAGCTCGGAATGGATCGGACAGACGAGCTACTTGATTATGCGCAAGAAAAAGGTTTCGTAAAATCAGGAATGACAAGAGAAGAGATCGGTGATGCAATTCGTCAAGCCAAGCAAGATATGGGATCAAATATTGGAGAGCATATCCAAGCTGCAGATTCAATCCTTCGCAAAGGAACTGATATGGTCGCTCACGGTTTCAAACCCGGAGAGCTTGGAGCAGAGCTATTTCGTAGAATGGCAAGCGAAGATTTGAATATGCCAATCAATGCGGAAGCGAAAGCCATCGTAGATAAGATCGTTCAATCAGCAGATATGATCAAACCAGAGAAGATCAATGATCAAGAGGTTATACCATTCGAGAAAGTCCAAAACTTCATATCTAACACTCTTGGAAAACGCTACGGACAAGCATCAAGAAAGGTTATGAATGAAGGTGGTATCCGAGGCGTTGAGACAATCACGCCAGCGGACGCAATCAAAGCACAAGCATACGCATATGCAAAAGATACTTTCGAACGCAAGCTTGACCAATTCGCAGCGGAAGCAGGCGGGCCGGAGAAAGCCGATCTCTTTGGCAAGCTTTCTAAATACAAGCAGGAATATTCAAAACTTGCCGACTTGGAGAATATGGCGAACAATGTCAATGCTCAACAAGCAGGCAATAAGCTCTTTTCTCTGACAGGAGAAATGCACGCGGGAAATGGCTTCGCATCCAATCTCACAGGGTTTGCAGGCAAAGCCGTTGGAGGTGCAATAGGTGGCGCCATCGGAGGCGCAGCAACCGGAGATAGCCAAGGCACGCTCACAGGCACGCTCACAGGCGCACTGCTCGGCGCTGCTGGCGCCAAGATACCCGGACGCTTACTTGACCTAATTGCGAAGAAATGGCTCGAAGATAAAGGAATGCCAATTCTATCCAATGCAACTCGCACAGCATTGAAAAGCGGTTCATCTGCCGAGACATTCGCAACAATCCTCGGTGAAGATGCAACAACACGACTAAAAGCATCAATGTCAAAGGTTGGAGATACAATCCACGCAATGGCATTGCGTTCCGCTGCTCCAACATCGCTTGCATTAGAGAAAACCGGCTTATCTCATTTGCTCGATCATAAGCACGATGACAAGTCGGAAGCGGAACAATTGAAACAACTGCAATCTCGTCTTACAACGCTTGGAACAAATCCTTACGCAACATCACAACTTGCAAGCGCCGTATCCGCACCATTCCAAAACCTATCACCAGAGACGGCAAAAGCATACGCGGACAAATTTACACAGTCCGTCAATTACCTTTATCAGACAATGCCAAAACCGCCAAATGCTCCAACACAATTATTCGCACCAACAGACACTTGGAAACCGCATCCAAATGATATGCAGGCTTGGAGAGATAAGATTGAAACCGTTGCAAATCCAATGTCGGTTCTAAATCATCTTCATTCCGGCACCTTATCGCAAGATCATATCAATGCTCTTCAAACTGTATATCCGATGATACATCAAATGATGAAGGACAATATTGTCAAGTATGCAATGCAGCATCCAGATGTAAAACTACCAGTGCAAGAACAAAAATCAGTAAATAAGTTTTTTGGCATTCCCGATCCGCTTGCGCCATTCGCTTCCAATCTGCAAGCAAAGTATGGCTCTGCCAATCAAGAGACGCAATCTCAAACCTCTACGGTTCCAGCGCAAAACATTGGCAAGCTCAAATCACAAAACATCGCACCAGCAACAGCATCCTTACAGGGTAATAATGCCGAATAATAGTATGCAAGAAAATCTAATGCCAGAAGAGTTATTCCAACCTTACCTATCAGGACAAGTTGTTTGGTTTTCCCACGGAATAGGCTTTATCAAACCCGATCATTCCGATAAGGATATTTTCGTTCATCACACCGACATCAATCAACAAGGTTATCGCAATCTGAATAAAGGAGATATCGTCTCATATCAGATTGGAACAAATCACAAAGGGCAACCAAAGGCAATAAAAGTCTCTGTTCTCAAATAAGTTTCGTTTTTGTTCTGTTAGGAGTTCAATATGTCAAAATCATTCAACCAAACCTTTCCACTTCAATGGTCATCAGACGGTTATACATCGCCCGGACCAAATATCAATCTACTTGGTAATCTGGACGGACAAGACGGCTATCTTGTTTCCGCCAGTTTTACCACTGTTCCGGTATATACACGATCTCTTTATTCGTGGTCGGTTCAATTCTCCGCTATTACTGGTAGTCCTAGTGGCACCGTCGCAATTCAGGTGTCTAATGATATTGGCAGATTGACACAAGCATTAGGATTATCAGATAATACTGTCTATAATTGGGCAACTTTGTATTGGTATGACACCGTTTCGTCTGCTTGGGTATCATCAAAGACAGTTTCATCAGATACAAGCATTATCATCACAAACACACAACCTTTTAGGTGGATGCGATTGGTTTGGACTAATACAAGCGGAAGCTTTATTTGCCGTGCGTATATGCAACAAGGTGGCGGAACGGCATAATGATGTTGATATCTTCCACAGATTGGAACTTCCTTACAACGCAAGGAAGTTGGAGCCCAACAGCGTTATCACCAGCATTATGGCTACGATCCGATCTTGGCATCACAACATCATCCAATAAAGTATCTCAATGGAACGACCAATCATCAAATCATAATAATTGCATGCAATCCAATACTAATTATCAACCTGCATATCATAGTTCAGGCGGTCAGAATAACCGACCATATCTGCAAGGTGCAACTGGTTGTTTCTTATCTTCCACAACCAATGTCCTGCCATTCGGCACTACACGAACAGTTTGGATTGTGGCACAAGCACCGCAAACCACCCCTGCCGGTATGATGCAAATGGGTGTTGGCTCACCTTATATTGGTTTATACAATGAAGATGCTGCTTATACAGATTATGTCTATTCTGATGGTGTGGCAGTCTCGGCAATACAGACATCTCAACAGGTATCATATCCCAGCGTCAATCTATTAGAATATGATTGGTCAAGCACAACAATCAATTTCTATGTCAATGGCAATCTTGCAACTTTGTCAACTAATACAGTTGGCAACATTGAAGCAGGTAGTTCAGGGTATCAAGTGCTCGCAACTTATGCTTCCACCACTGCACAATTCTATGAGGTAATAGTTATCAGTGGAACCGCAACACCAGCACAACGCACACAAGTGCAAAACTATGTTTCAACCTTGTATAATATATGACAACAGCAATCGAAATCATTCAAGCAAGCCTAACAATCATATTATTCATCATAGTATGGGTGAGAGGTTTCACATCAAAGCAATCGCAAGAAATCCAAGAAAATGCCAAGCAACAAGCCCGCAATATAATCGATAATGCAACAAAGATTAGTCTTGCGGTTGAGAAGACGACCGATATATTGAATACCCATATCAAAGATGATATTCAAGTTCAATCGGCATTACTAACGAAAGTCAATATGTTGCTCGAAGGATACAAAAAAGATGGCAATGATTAGAAGAGCGAAGCTCCTGCGGAGCAGTAATAGTGAGTTCCTTTCTAACATCATTAGACAGGAAAAGAAACACGATGAACTTGTGAGGACAATAGCGGAATACAAGATATTGAAGGAAGAGTTATTGAAGGCATTGGAGTTATTGATTGAAGCACAACAAAGTTCTTTGATAACAAACAAACCCATACAATCAAACTGACAATGGAAAGTGTATATCAGGACATATTCGACCTTGCAAAAGCTGTGTCAAAAGGTTGTATCCTACGAGAAGACAACTTCTGCTTCGCCAAAAACCTATTCACACCAACTTGTTGTGAAGATGGTTGCTGCATTCCAACGCTTGTCATAATCCCAGAACACAAATACAAGCCAAACGCTTTCTATCCGTATCTTCCTGATCCTAATCTATGCCAAGATGATATATGGCTTTATTTAGATGGTTGGCAACAATTCGATAACATTAGACAACATCCACCAACAAGAGAATATCATTCGGATGGGAATGATCGTTGGATATTCGATATAAATCAAATGTGCTGACAATGGCAATCTATTGCAAAGTATGCTTTCTCCCATTGACAGAAGAGCAGATATCCCATCTTGATACATTCGGTCAGAAATGTCGTTCTTGCAGACGCAAAAAGCTTCCAATACCAAAGCCTAAAAATATTCCTCTTGAACACTTATTATTGCTAAAAGCACATTTAGAGAAGCAATCCCAGCAACTATCACAATACCAACAGTGGAAGGATATTCTATCTAATAAAGTAGAATGTGGGAAAGGTTATGGCACAATACATAAGTCTGTTATATTCTCTTTCCTTGGATTGACTTGGAATAGGAATGGTTCCGTTGTAGGATTTGGAAGAGGAAGTCTTATAGATGAAATAATGATTGAGCTTGGCGCGAGCGTTCCGTATAAGCGAGGCTATTATAGCAATTGTAGCCTCAGGGATGCCGGGTAATGCAACCGTCTCAATCTTTGAGGGTGTTGAGCAACCATTTATTACCAATATACAATAACCATCGTCCGACTCCCTGTCAAGTGTAGGCAGGGGGTCATAAAGCGATTTGTGCCCAAACACATAAAAAACAAGCCTTTCCTACACCACCTTTCACTACATCATCGCACAACATCTAACATCACAGCTTTGCCTACATCAAACGGTTTATCAAACTGTTGCGTTCTCAATAATATCAAGCAGTTAGCAAGCAGTTCGACCAAACATCAACCAAACAGCCGTCAAGTTCAGTAGTCAAGCGTTCAGTTCCACCTCGTCTATCCTTCCGCCTTCCCGTGCTTCCCGGTTAGGTTAGGACTGCTCCGCAGGAGCTTCGCTCTTCTTGCCGATTGCTGGCGCGCATTGCCACTGCCAAGCCCCGTTTGTTCCCGTTGCCTCCCGATGCTCTGCCCGTTGCAATCAATCGATTGTAATGGCAATGGCTGTCAGCATACATAGGCTGATAGGTGTGTGAGCATAGGCGCTTACATCCGAATGGTGGGAGAGGCTGCTACCGTTCAAGACATCGATGCCAAGCGTCGATGGGGGTAGGGTCATGTCGGCGGGGGGCCCCCTTCCCTTTTGGAACAAAAAATCCTAACGCTTCCGCACTCTTATAACCAAAAAGCCCCAAGAGAGGCTTTCCTCCCTTGGGGCGATTGTTGGTCTTTTCTATCTATGCTGCTGCTTTGGTCTTCTTCTGATCCTGACATACTCCCACGACTGAAGTCGTGGGGTTCAGATGTTGCATAACCGCCTTACGAGACTGC